GTTCGTCAATCTCTTGTACGGTGTGGAGCCTGCGTAGGGTCTGGAGTTTTATTTATGAGCGCTAAGAAACCAGCAGAGAAACGGCAGAACAGGGCGACCAAAGACCTTGGCGTGCTGCCGCAAATCGAGGTTGATCCACGCTCGATCCCTACGCCACCGGCACATCTGACCGAGCGCTGGGTCAAATCGTGGGCCGTCTTCTGGGCTTCGCCGTTCGCTGCGGTCGTTCAGCCTGCTCAGTACCCTGCGCTTGAACGGCTCTTCTCAATGTACGAGGAGCGCGAGCGAATGGACACCTACCTCCGCGAAGAGCCAATGACCGTAGGCTCACAAGGGCAGAAGATCCTCAATCCGATGTATCGTCAGCGCACAGCCGTTGATGCCGAGATCCGGCAGCTGGAGGATCGGTTCGGTTTGCACCCCAAGGCAGGGCTGCAACTGGGCATCGTTTACGGTGAAGCCGCTCGTAGCCTGGAGGAACTGAATGCTCGTATCGCCAACGCCGCCATCGCCGAAAGCCAAGCGGAAGAAGACCCACGCTACATCGAATCCGACGCCGCTGAAGACACCGCAGAAGAGGCCGCTCTACTCGTCGCCGATCAGTAACCCACCGCCACCCTCTTGGGGCGGTCTGGTTTGCCGGTGGATTGAGACCAATCTGGTCCACGGTGAGGGCGACAAGTTCGGCGAGCCGTTCCGACTAGAGCCGTGGCAGCGTGCCTACATCTGGCGCATCTATGAGTACGACCCAGCCACCAACAAGCGCACCGTCAAGCGCGCCTTGCTCGGCACGCCTAAGGGCAACGGCAAGACCGAGCTGCTCGCAGCCATCGCCTTGGCTGAACTGGCAGGACCGAAGGCTCCACTCTCGCCGAACATCCCCATCGCTGCTGCGTCGTTTGAGCAGGCTGACCTGCTCTTTGGCACGGCTCGGATTATGCTCACGCAAGGTCCACTCGCCGCGCACTTTGAGGTCTATGACACCGAGATCTTGATCAAGGATCGACCTGGCCGGATGTACCGCGTCGCCGCCGCAGCCGGTACGAATGACGGTGGGCGACCGACCTGCTTCATCGCAGACGAGCTGCACGAGTGGACAGGCAACAAAGAGCGCGTGCATCTCGTGCTGTCCAACTCGCTCGCCAAGCGCGCGGAGGCGCTCGAACTGAACATCTCTACGGCAGGCTCAGACGAGAACACGCTGCTCGGCAGGATGCTGACCTACGCCAAGCGCATCGCCTCTGGCGAGGTGAGCGACCCATCGTTCCTTGTTGAGTGGTGGGCTGCTGCTGACAGCCACGACCTAGAGACCGACGAGGGCCGCAGGGCGGCACTAGAGCAGGCGAATCCTAGCGCGCCTGCCTTCGTTGATCTTGACCGACTGCTCGCACGCGCCAACGAAGTGCCGATGCACGAGTGGCAGCGCTACCACCTCAACCGCTTTGTGCAGCCGCCAGACCGCTGGATCGGTGCCGAGGCGTGGGCGCGACTCAAAGAGCCTGACCGCCTACTGGTACCAGGCGAGCAGATCAGCGTGGGCTTCGACGGATCGTATGCACGAGACGCCACGGTGCTGACCGGCTGCACGATGGATGGCTACATCTTCCTGATCAAAGCGTGGGAGAAATCGGATACCAACCGCGACCCTGACTGGACCGTGCCACGCACCGAGGTGGACGCAGTGGTTGAGCAGGTGATGACCACCTACAACGCCACGCTGTTCTGCGACCCACCTGGCTGGGCGTCGGAGATTGAGGAGTGGACACGCCGGTATGGCAAGCGCGTGGCCGTGTTCCCTACCGCCACGATTGAGCGAATGGGTCCAGCCGTGGACCGCTTCTTTACGGCCGTAGCGACTGGCGAGGGGTTGCGCCACGATGGCTCGCCGCTCCTAGCTCGACATATCTCCAATGTCCACACGCGCCTCACGCGCTATGGGCAGGTACTGACCAAGGCATACAAGGCATCCCCTGACCGCATTGACGCGGCTGTCTCTGCCGTGGTCGCGTATCAGGGTGTAAAGTTCCTGAAGGTTGAACCAAAGCAGACAGCGAAAGTGGAGTGGGTGAACCTATGATTCAGAATATCCTTGAGGTTGTGGGTGCGGTGCTTGTGATTGCAGGTCTAGCGCTATTCTCAATCCCAGTCGCATTGATTGCCACAGGCGTAGCCTTAGCTGCGCTCGGCTATACGCTAGGAGACCGTAAGTGAGCATCCTTCGTCGCCTACTTGGCACCGAGCAGCGCAATGTCACTGGAGGACAGTGGCTCAGTGATAAGCCAGCAGAATCGTCCGCTGGAGTCCAACTCAATCAGCAGAACGCAACATCGATTGGCGCGCTCTATGCGGCCGTCAAGTTGTATGCCGACACCGTAGCCAGCCTCCCAGTTGGTGCCTTCATCCGCGACGGCGGTGTGCGCCGACCGGTGACGCGACCGCGCTGGTTGGAGAATCCGATTCCTGCTAACCCAAACTACACAGGGTTCCAGATGCGTCACGCGATTGTGACGAGCCTCTTGCTTGACGGCAACGCCTTCATCCTGTTCCTGACTGACCGCCTTGGCGATGTTGTTGAGACGCGCGTACTTGATCCGCAGAAGGTAGAGATCAAGATGGACGAGATGGGCGTACCTGTCTACACCGTCTCAACCGGAGCGACCGCGTTCAGCGTTGGACCTGAGCAGATGATCCACATTCCACTCTTCGCTACTGCTGGGCATATGCGTGGAATGTCGCCTGTCGAGCATCACCGCACGACACTCGGACTTGCCTCCGCCACGCACGCAGCTCTACGCTGCGAAGTTCTACGAGAATGGCGCAGCACCAAGTGCCGTCATCAAGGTGCCAGGTGAGTTGACGCAGGATGTTGCAGACTCGCTGCGCGCATCCTTCAGCCGACGCCACGAAGGCGTAGAGAAGATGCACAAGATCGCGGTGCTGACCGGCGGCGCAGACTTCCAGCAGATGAGCGCCAAGATCAGCGATATGCAGATGATTGAGACGATGCACTGGGGCGTTGAGTCCGTCGCGCGCATCTACGGCGTGCCGCTGCACCTGCTTCAGTACCCAGGTGGCAACACCTCCTACAGCAGCGTGGAAGTGATCAGCATCGAGTGGCTCCGCCTTGGGCTTGGCCCACTCATCGCACGCATTGAGGCAGGGCTTCAGCGCCTGATCGTCGGTGAGACCACCTTCATCAAGTTCAACATTGACGGCCTGCTCCGACCTACGACCAAGGAGCGAATGGACTCGTACGCCGTCGCGTTGAACTCAGGCATCCTGAATCTCAACGAAGTGCGCGCACTAGAGGATCGACCACCGCTCCCAGAGGGTGGCGATCAGTTCTGGAAGCCGCTCAATATCGGCACCGTAGGGAAAGAGCCTGAAGCGTGAGCTACATCATTGTCGACCTTGACGGCACGCTCATCCTTGAGAACGAGCAGCCGAACATCGTGGTCTCTGCTCGCAAGATTGACCGACTCCAAGAGACGCGCGCCTGGCTGCAAGAGAACAAGGTCGCTGGCATTGAAGAGGTTCACCTCAACGACTTTGAGGGAAGCGCCTTCGCCACCGGCTTCGCGTTCAAGGAATACAAGTACGGTCTCCTGAAGGAGCAGTACGGCGAGGAGTTGGAGTACGCCATTGACAATGACCCAGCCGTCCGAGAGATGGCACGCGGTCTAGACATCGAGGCGTACTCGCCAGAGGAGTATCTCGCCGACGAGGAAGAGCGCGCCGTCTACGAAGTGCCTGACTACATCCGCAACGCCGCAGCTCGTGGCTTGTCATTCGTTGAGGACGGTCTCGCTGGCGAAGGCTTGCAGCCTGAGACCATTGCAGAGGCTCGTGAACTCGCCGCAGGTCGCGCAGATACCGACAAGGTCATCCGTATGGCCGCGTGGATTCGCCGTCATCGCGGCGACTGGGAAGGTGTCGCGCAGAATGAGGACGAAGATAGCGAGGACTTCCCAGGTCCAGGCGCTGTTGCTGGCTTTCTCTGGGGTGTGGAAACGACTGACCGCGACGCAACTGATCGCGTACTCTCGTGGGCAGATGCTCTTATCGCAGCTGAAGATAGGGAGATTGTTGATATGAAAGAGAAAGAAGTCCGATCCGTACCGATTGGTGAGTTCCGACTTGCCGACGCCGACGCGGATGGTCAGCGAACCTTCACCGGCTACGCCTCTATCTGGAACAGCGCTTCGGCTGGACTTCCGTTCGAGGAGAAGATTGCGCCGAACGCATTCAAGCGTTCACTCTCGCGCGCTGCTGCTGGGCAGAAGATCATCGCCTTCCTCTTTGGTCACGACGAGACACGCGCCCTTGCCACCACGGCAAGCGGTCGCCTTCGCTTGACCGAGGATGAGACTGGCCTCCGCGTTGAGGCGAAGCTTGATCCAGCCGATCCAGACGCCGCCAAGGTCATCTCGATGCTGACGCACGAGAGCGCCGCCGCTGGTATGTCGTTCGGCTTCCAGAAGGTTCAGGACTCGTGGGATGGCAACAACCGCACGATCAAGGAAGCCAACCTGTTCGAGGTGAGCATCCTTGCTGCCGGTGGCCAGACCCCTGCCTACCCTGCGACCCTTGGACTCACGGCAATCCGCCAGGTCACCGCGCCTAAGATTGGCGTAGACGCTGACGCACTGGTTGCCACACTCGACAGC